TATTACTTCCCTAATATCTATAGAAGAAAAGACGGTAGTAGTACCCAATCTACTGCAGTTAAAAACTATCCTGTTCAAGGTTTTGCCACGGCAGATATAGTTCCTATAGCCTGTATTAATGTATGGAATCTATTGAAAAAAAACAATATGAAGACATTATTGATAAACACAGTACACGATTCTGTTATATTAGATGTACATCCAGATGAGTACAAACAAGCCATAGATGTTTTAAATCAAGGGTTTTCTAGTATTAAAGATTCATTAAAGGATAGATTCGATTGTGAACTCAATGTTCCCCTTGATTTTGAAATCAAGAGCGGTACAAATTGGCTTGACTTATCCACAGAATTGTGATATAATATACTTATATAAGGAGACAAATATGTCAAACGAACTAAGTAATTTAGATAATTTATCTAATGATAAGATAATGGCCATGGTCGGACAAGATGCTGACATGGGTGGTTCATCTTTAGCTAGGTTGTCTATTAACTATGAAGCAGAGGATAGTGACGGCAATGCTATCAAACGAGGTTTGTACAAAGTAGAAGGTACAGACAAAGGCACAGTGTATGCAGAGAAAGTTTCTTTTAGACCTTTCTTAAATACATTTCAGTACAAGAAATATGATGAAGAGAATGAGGATAACAATTCTAAATCAGTTATGTTTAGAAGTTGGTCCGATTCAAAAATAGATACCAAAGGAACGGAATCATGTGGAAGTGTACCCAAAGCAGAACGAGAAAATCTAGACCCTGTCGCTAAGATAGAACAGGATAAGATTACTTGTTATAGAAATGTGTTTGGTGTTGTGTCATTAAAAGGTAAGTCTTCAAAAGGTGAAGAAATTATCTTGACAAGTGAGCCTGTATTATATAGAGTGCGAGGTGTAAACTTTATGCCAATAGGTAACATGCTACAAAGTTTATCCAAACGTAATAAGATTATGTATAATACTGAGTTAGAATTTGATGGTACAGAAAAGCATACAAAAGGAAGTGTAACATACTTTGTTGCTAAAATTAAAGACGCAAACAAGGATGTTAAGTTTTCTGATTCTGATAAAGAAACACTAAAAGGTTTTTTAGAGTACGTGGAGGTAGAGAATAGCTATGTAAAAGAAGAATACAACAAAGCTAAGAAAGGTCATATTTCAGAACAAGATGTACTAGATGATGAAATCATGGAAGAAATAACCTCTTGACTTTCTTAGAAGAAGTAAAATCTTTATTGTCACAGGCTCAACGTAAGCCTGTGGCGATACCTAAAGATGTATTAAAATTATTTCTTAAAGACTGCAAACAAGCAGTAGAAAAACAATTTACTCAAGAGAGGGAATCTGAGTTTAGAATTAGAATGTCTAGTATTGGTAAACCACTATGTCAATTACAAATGGAAAAAAAATACTCTGGTGGTAATGCTATACAATCATATGAGAATTATAATAATAAATTAAAGTTTTTATTTGGTGATATCTTAGAAGCTATTGTGGTAATGTTATTAAGAACTACAAAAGCTAATATACAAGGTGTACAAAAGAATGTCAAGTACAAAACAAAATGGTTTGACATGAAAGGTACATACGATATTATTATTGATGATAAAGTCTATGATATAAAATCAGCTTCACCGTTTGCCTTTGATAAAAAGTTTGGTGAGAGTGGAGGGGGATTTGAAAAGGTTGCACAAGATGATGTGTTTGGATATTTAACTCAAGGTTATTTATATTCCGAAGCAACAAAGAAACCTTTTGGTGGTTGGATAGTTATTAATAAAGCTACCGGTGAAATTTTATTGAGTGAACCACCACAAGATGATTCTCAGTATAGAAAAGAAGCTATTCAAAAAGCTTTAGATAATACAAAAGCATTAATGGAAGACAAACCTTTTGAAAAATGTTTTGATGTTGAAGAAGAAATGTTTTACAAAAAACCTACAGGTAATAAAATACTAGGAACTGTATGTTCGTATTGTCCTTTTAAACAAAAGTGTTGGGGTGAAGATATACAATACTTACCGCAACAACAATCGAAAGCATCCAATCCTAAGTTTGCTTGGTATGTAGAAATAAATAATCCAAGACAAGAAATTGAACTCACTACTTGAAAGAAAATCTGAAATTATAAATAAATATTTTTATAAAGATTTAGGAAGTATTACTAATAGAAAAATTTGGAATACATTAAAAGATATAAATGACCATAAAGAATTAAATTTATTTGAATTAAAAGTAACTGATTTGATAAGAGAAACTAATACAAATAAATCGTGGGCCGATATTTATACAGAGGCAAAAGCAACAGTTTTTATAAGAAAATTAGGAATAGAAATTAAAGGTCACAAATATGAAGTTGAAATTTTTGAAGATGAATACAATAAAAATTTAGTTGATAGGGATGGTCTTGGAAAAAAAGCTTTTAATGAATATAATATAAGGAGTTGGGTAGAGGATGAAGCATAATGCAAACTTTAAATATGATTTAGAATGGGGTAAACAGGGGGAAACCGTTGTTGCAGAAATACAACAAGGTGAAAAGACTGAGGTAAAGTCTGAGAGAGATAAGTGGATTAAGACAGGGAATCACTATTGTGAATATCAAAGTAGGGGAAAAGAAAGTGGGATTGCCAAGACACAGGCTGAATGGTGGACTATTAATTTCTACAGTAAAGATAAGTTTTGTTTTAACATAACATTAAAGACAAAAGATTTAAAGAATATTATTAAGAATAATACATTTAAAAAAATCCCCGGTGGGGATAACAATACTTCATGGGGACATCTAATCCCTATAAATAAACTAATAGATTTTACGAGTTATGGACAAGATAAATCCTAGTTATTATAGAGAAGGAATAGAAACTGCTGATTATATAGAATCGCATAGCATGGATTACATGCAAGGAAATGTTATTAAATATGTTACTAGATATAAAATGAAAAATGGTTTAGAAGATTTAAAAAAAGCACAATGGTATTTACAAAGGTTGATTAAAAAATATGAGAATAATTAAAGACCCTTTTACAGGGAAGTTATTAATATCTCTTGATGCATTTGAAATGAAGAACGTTAAAGAAAAGAGTGTGTTTGAAATAACTTATAGTAATCTCAAAATATTTTTTGATGACATCTACTCTCTTATCAATGTAGAGGTAGATAAAATTATAAAAGAAAAGGAGAAAAAAGAACATGAAAAATTACTTGATAAGTAGTGAGTTGTTGCAAAATGTAATTAAATATATGTTTACTAGACCTTATGGTGAAGTACACAATTTAATAACAGGATTAGCACAGCTAAAGGAAACACCTAATGAATCAGGACAGAAACAAGAAACGAAGAAAGTTTGATTATGTTGCAAATCTTATTGATTACTCCATTAGTCTCAATCGAGACAATGACATACAGTTAGATTATAACTTTATAAAACCTCAAGAATTAAAAAAAACATTAAACGAATATAAAGAAGACTCCCACTACTCTATAGATAAATTAAGAAATTATGATAAAGGTGGGAGTTTTAGTGTTAGAGAATATCCTTATACAAATAACATTTGTTCTTTAATAGAGTATTGTGTTCATGAAATAGATGAACTAAATAAAAGAATAACTAAATTTGTTAACGGATTGTATTAGATTTTAATTTATTTATAGATTCTATATATTTTAAAGTTCTTTCTTTTAATCCTGCCATACCTTCTTCAGGCTCATATATTTTAGTTTTTCCCATTTCTGGAGCAGACGGGTCTGTGTATATTAAATTATTTATAGCCCTATCGTAATCTGAATTTACCATGGCATCAAAAAACATTGGAAATTTATTAGGAGCATCTAACCAAAAAGTAGTTTTTATTAATATTTTTTTTACATCATCTGATATATCTTTATTATCATAATCGTTTTTTATTTTATCTTCTACTATTTTTTGTTTTTCTAAAACATCATTATAAAGAACCTTATCTAATTGTTTTTTAGGGTATATTTTTCCTGTTTGATATTTAGATTCATACTCATCTTTTGTTACTAAGTGTCCTGTCCCTATAGTGGGATATCCGCCAGAAGGTAATTGTCCATTTTCATCTATTGGGGTTCCTTTATTTACAATTTTTCCTGTTTTGTCATCATAAATAGAACCCCTATAACCTTCCTCAGAATCACTAGATAATTCTTTTACTATTTCTTCTAGCATTACTTCTTCACCAAGCTTCCACCAAAATATAGTCCCACAATAGCAGACATTAGATGTGTATCTAGTGGTGTTATCACTAAACCTAAGAACTCTTTGTCCATCAATACTTCTTTCTTCTCTATCAAGAATAAGAATCCTTGAGTAAATTCTGTCCATGTCAATATCACTGGAGTATCGAATAGAACCGGCACTAGCTTGGGCCATGCTATAATAAAAAAAACTGCAGTCAGTGCAATAATTCTTCTGGTCCACTGGAAACCTTTGTTGTCATATGTTCTTGCTTTCTCTACAAAAGACATTTGAGTTTCTGCTCTTGCTAATAACATCTTTTGTTCTTCTTGTTTTGCTTTGATACTCTGGCCCCATATGGACATAAATCCACCTAGTAAGCTAGAGCCTAGCATTGTAATCATTTCTACTGGTAATCCACCCATTATTTATCCTCCTTAATCATAATCCTTATCAGGTTTTGTTGCCTTATCACCTCTACCCATAAACTTTGTCATATCAAAATTAAAAGTCATAGCATAAGGGTCTATGCCGTCAAATCTACCAACAAACTTTTTTGTTAGTTTATCTATTTTAGCTAATATTTTTCCTACTTGTCTATCGTAATCAGCCATGCTTATTTGGTTCATAGCTACTTGATTTTTTAATTGATTGAGTTTACTTTTTTGTACTCTCACTTGTCTTTCATATTCTAATTTTTGACTCGCACCTAAAGTTCTAATACTTTTATTACTTACTTTAAATCCAAAGGAAGTTAATAAAGCTTCTAACTCTGTTTGCGGTTCTCTAAATTTAGATATGTCCCCTGCTCTTGCTCTTTCTAAT